ATCGAGCTGGACATAAAGCTGGTGATAAAATCGAGGTAAAAGCAGAGTCACCCTTGTTTATCCTACCTCAGAAACAAGAATAGGATTGACAAAAGGTTGAAACATGGCTAGAATAAAGAAAGAGTTTAAGCTTCCTAGGCCAGTAGAGACCGAGAAGGGTTATGAGTGGCTCCCTGTGGTAAGAGTTGGACGAGTAGTGCCCTTTGGGTACCGTCAATGTGAAGAAGATAAAGATATTCTCCTACCGATACGGGAAGAACTAGAACTTTTAGAGAGAGCTAAAGAGTTTCTCAAGAGGTATAGCTACAGAGAAGTAGCAAACTGGTTATCCACCCAGAGTGGACGCCCTATTTCACACGTAGGCTTAATGACAAGGGTTCAAAGTGAGCACAAGCGTAAGAAAGAGTTTGCAAACTATAGCTACCTCGCCAAGCGGTACAAAGAAGCGGCGGACAAAGCCAAAAGAATCGAAGAAAGTTTCCTTGGTCGAAGAAAAATCGATACAGAAAGTACCGGCAACAGCTAAAGAACCTGACTTTAACGTAGAGAAAGCCCGTAAGGTTATCTTTGAAGCTACCCCCGGTCCACAGACAGAGTTTCTAGCATCCTCAGAGCAAGAAGTACTATACGGTGGGGCTGCTGGTGGTGGTAAAAGCTACGCAATGGTTGCTGACCCTGTGCGTTACCTTAATAACCCCAGTGCTAACATGCTTTTGGTGCGTAGATCGACTGAAGAACTAAGGGAACTCATTTCTGTTTCTAAACAACTCTACCCTAAGGCTATTCCCGGGGCAAAGTTCTTAGAAAGAGACAAAACATGGGTCACACCCAGTGGTGCCACCCTTTGGATGTCCTACCTTGACCGTGATGACGACGTTACCCGCTATCAAGGACAGGCTTTTAACTGGATTGGCTTCGATGAACTTACCCAGTGGCCTACACCCTACGCTTGGGACTATATGCGGTCTCGTCTTCGTACTGCAAGTGGTTCTAACTTGGGCCTTCAACAGAGAGCAACGTCTAACCCAGGTGGCCCTGGTCACGCATGGGTTAAAAAGATGTTTGTTGACCCCAGCAAACCTAATGAAGCGTTTGACGCAGTAGACCCAGAGACAGGTGAAGTATTAGTCTGGCCTAAGTCCTCTAAGTTTGCTGTGGCTAATGACCTTGTAGGAAAACCTATGCTAAAGCGTAAGTTTATTCCTGCCACTTTGTTTGATAACCCTTACCTAGCTGAGGATGGACTATACGAAGCTAACCTTCTGTCTCTACCGGAGCATCAACGTAGGCAACTGCTTGAAGGCGACTGGGATGTGTCTGAGGGTGCAGCCTTCCCAGAGTTTAACCGTAAGGTTCACGTAAGAGAACCCTACAGTATCCCAGATAACTGGATGAAGTTTAGAGCTTGTGACTACGGGTACAGTTCTTTTACAGGTGTCCTCTGGTTTGCTGTTGATCCTGCTTATGACACATTGGTTGTATACCGTGAGCTCTACGTCTCTAAGGTTTTAGCTGAAGACTTGGCTGATATGATTCTTGAAGCTGAGTATGGGGAGAAGATACGCTACGGTGTACTTGACTCCTCCCTCTGGCATAAACGCGGGGACACTGGGCCTAGCATTGCTGAGCGTATGATCATGAAGGGTTGCCGTTGGCGTCCTGCCGATAGAAGCAGAGGGTCTCGTGTCTCAGGTAAGAACGAAGTACATAGACGTCTTCAGGTAGACCCTGACACAGACCAACCCCGGATTGTTTTCTTTGAGAACTGTAAGAAGACTATCGAACAACTGCCTACGATTCCTCTAGACAAAAGAAACCCAGAGGATGTTGATACTAACTCAGAAGACCACCTGTATGACACTCTACGTTACGGTGTTATGACAAGACCACAGAGTGGATACATTGACGAAAACTCTGGGATGAGTTCTATTCCCACACCCTCAGACTCTACATTTGGTTACTGATAAGGACTACTCATGGAAGAAGAATTCGAACCTATTATGGACCAAGTAGAGATGTCTGCCTTGGAGGATAGCGAAGAGGACAGTATTACAGACTCTAAAGCAGGGACTGTTGCTGGGTTTGTTACCTCTCGCTACTCCAAAGCATCTACTGCTCGTGATACTGAAGAAAACCGTTGGCTTCGTGCTTATCGGAACTACCGAGGTATCTATGGCCCTGACGTACAGTTCACAGACACAGAGAAGTCTAAGATTTTTGTCAAGGTAACTAAGACTAAAGTCAACGCCGCCTATGACCAGATCACAGATGTACTACTTGGTTCCTCTCGGTTTCCTCTGAGTATTAACCCTACGACTTTACCTGATGGGGTAGAAGACACAGTACACTTCGAGACCAATGATCAACTAACTCAGGCTATGGAAGAGTTCCCTAAGGTACAACCTGGGGAAACTACTGATGACTTCCTTCGTCGTCTTGGTGGTCTTCAGAAAGAACTAGAGCCTGTAAAGGAAAAACTGCAAGTAGGTCCTGGTACTGGTCCTACCCAGATTACATTTCATCCTGCTGAAGTAGCAGCTAAGAAAATGGAAAAGAAAATCCATGACCAGTTAGAAGAGTCTCGAGCTAAGAAACATCTTCGTGCTGCAGCCTTTGAGTGTGCCCTGTTTGGCACTGGTGTAATGAAGGGTCCATTTACAGAGAACAAAGAGTACCCTAACTGGGACGAAGAAGGTAACTACGACCCTACTATTAAGACAGTACCTAAGGTATCCAACGTGTCTATCTGGAACTTTTACCCAGACCCTGACGCAGCCAACATGGAAGAAGCAGAGTGGGTTGTGGAACGTCATAAGATGTCTAAGCCCCAGCTTCGTTCCCTTAAGAAGCGTCCTTACTTTCGTGAGAATGAAGTCGATACTGCTCTGAGCTTTGGTGAGAACTACATCAAGGAAGACTGGGAGCAGGTCATGGAGGATGACTCACAGGAAACCCTTAGTGAACGCTACGAAGTCCTAGAGTTCTGGGGTAACATTGACCGTGAGATTCTAGATGAGCATGACGTAGAGTTGCCCGATGGTCTTGAGGACGATGACGAAGTAAGTGTTAACATTTGGGTATGTCATGGACGTGTCCTACGTCTAGTTGTAAACCCATTCACACCTACAGTTATTCCTTACTTTGTTGTTCCTTATGAGATGAACCCTTACAGTATGTTTGGGGTTGGTATCGCAGAGAACATGGATGACACCCAGACTTTGATGAATGGGTTCATGCGTATGGCTGTAGACAACGCAGCACTCTCAGGTAACCTTATCTTCGAGGTAGATGAGAACAACCTAACCCCAGGGCAAGACCTGAAGATTTACCCGGGTAAAGTATTCAAGCGTCAAGGTGGTGCTCCGGGTCAGGCTATCTTCGGGACTAAGTTCCCCAATGTATCTAACGAGAACATGCAGATGTTTGACAAAGCTCGACAGCTTTCAGATGAGTCCACAGGGTTCCCCTCATTTGCTCATGGTCAAACAGGTATTAGTGGTGTAGGACGAACAGCCTCAGGTATCTCTATGTTGATGTCTGCTGCTTCTGGTTCTATTCGATCTGTTGTTAAGAACTTTGATGACTACCTCCTAGGACCTATGGGTAAAGCTATGTTCTCTTTTAATATGCAATTCGATTTCGACCCAGAGATTCGTGGTGACCTTGAGGTTAAGGCTGCAGGTACAGAGTCCTTGATGGCTAACGAAGTACGCAGCCAACGTCTTATGCAGTTGCTCGGCCTTGTTCAGAACCCTGCCTTGGCACCGTTTGCTAAGCTAGACTATATCCTTCGTGAAATCGCTAAGAGTCTTGACCTTGACCCTGACAAGGTTACAAACTCTATGCAACGTGCTGCGGTACAAGCGGAGATTCTTAAAGGTATGCAGGCACAGAACCCACAAGGTATGCCAGGGGCTCCACAAGGGGCACCAGGAGCCCTTGATCCTACCGGCGCTGGTGGGGGTACCATAGGCACAGGACAGGCCCCTACACCGGGGGAACCTGGCTTCTCCGCTAACACAGGTGAAGGGCAAGAGGTATGAGGGCCTGCGCCACCTGTAAAGAAAAGAAATCGGTAAGTAACTTTTCTTGGAGGAATAAGTCTAAAGGCCTTCTACAGTCTCACTGTAAAGTGTGTATTAAAGAAAAGAACAAAGTTCAGTACGAGAATAACAAAGAGAAAAGAGTTGCCTACCAAACAGAATGGAAGAAAGAGAACCCAGATAAGGTTAGCAGGTACAATCGAACTTATAGGGAAAATAATCTAGACCGCGTTAAAGCTTGGGTTAAGGATTGGGATACACGGAACAAAGGTAGACGTACAGCTATAACAAATAGATACCGTGCAGCTAAACTTAATGCTACACCCAGTTGGTTGACTGACGAACATAAAAAGAGTATACTTACCGTGTATGTCAAAGCGTCAGAAAAAGGTTACCACGTAGACCACATAGTTCCGTTACAAGGTAAAAATGTGTGTGGTCTTCATGTTCCGTGGAACCTGCAAATAATGTCCCCCTCTAACAACTGTAGAAAAGGGAATCGCTTTGACTAATTTGAAACCATTTGTGAATAACAAGCATCTCTATGATGATTTTCTTGAAGAGTTAGATGGACGAATTGAGAACTCCCGTAAGAATCTAGAGCAGGCTACAACACAAGAAGAGATGTTCCGTTGCCAAGGTGATATCAGGACTCTCCGTAAACTTAAGACTCTAAGGGAGAAAGTTAATGGCTGAATCCACACCAACAACATCTCTTCGTCCTATGTCCCGTGAACAGGCTGAAGAACGTGGGATGCAAAGGTTAGCACAAAAGAAACGTAACCGTGAGATGCAAGAAGCATTTGGCGACATAGAGTTTGTTCAAGACTTAGAAACTAAAGGTTTCTCTGATCCTCTCGTACGTCTAGGGTATGGCGCGGAAGACGGTGACAGTGCTGGAGCTAGGATTATTCCAACCCAGCTTAGTGCTGCTGGTATATACGCTCCTGAAGGGAGTAGACAACTAGATAGGTTTCGTAAAGAAAGTGGTTTTACTCCTGGTGAACCTGGTGACGTGTACACTACAGGTGACTTTCAAGGCTCCAATACTGTTTGGTCTCACGAACTTCGCCATAGAGGACTACAAAGACTTAGAGATGTTGTTGGTCAGGATGTCGAAGGCTTCGTTGAAGAGTACTTGCCGAGCGGAAGTCAAGGTGCTAAAAACATAGCTAAGTTTCTTTTTTCTGGAGGTCCTTCTGAAGAGGTACTAATGGACTTTATGGATAGTTCTTCTCCAGAGGAGTTAGGTTTTGATCTTAGTCGGCTTTCGGACGATACAGAAGGAAAAGACCAGAGGTCTCTTAATTGGTATAGTGAGATAAAAGACGCTGTTCTCGAGGCTGCGGAGGATATGAACCAAACTGCAGGCTCCCCTAAACGCACAGTTCGTTACGAAGACAGAGCAGAACCTGCACCAGAAAAGAAGGGGTTTTTTTCTCGTCTCTTTAAGTTCTCTGAGGGTGGTCTTGTAACTAAGAACGCTATGAGCGATTACTTCATGGCTTCCTCTGGGCAGATGTCTGAGATGGAGTTTGTAGGTAAGCACAAGATGTCTACCAAAGAGTTTGAAGATCGCTTTGAGAGTGAAAACAACGTAGACATTTCTGGTGCAGAAGACATCAAAGAGATTGTAGGGAAGCCTAAAGGAAACGACATGAACAGACAGATGAGTTTTTTCAATGAGGGTGGTATGACATCACCTAGAGTAGACCCGGTGTCTGGTAACGAAGTACCCATTGGCAGTCGCCCAGAGGAAGTACGGGACGACATTGACGCTAAGCTGTCTGAGGGTGAGTACGTTGTGCCCGCTGATGTTGTACGCTTCTTCGGTGTAAACTTCTTTGAGCAACTCCGGGATAAAGCCAAGAGTGGCCTACAGGAAATGGCTGCGGATGACCGTATCGGTGGTCAACCTGCTCCTCAACAAGGGTCTGGCATCGCCCCGGAAGACATGCAGGCTATTACCCAGATGGCTGAGGGTGGTCTTGTAGACTCAACAAACATCGACAGCATCATTGACCGTGTAGTAGAAGCTGCTAAAACTAACCCTGAGCTACAAGGTATCTTCCAGAAGCGAGGTATCACAATGGCTGAAGGCGGTCTCGTAGGAGACCTACCGAGTGCTAATGAAGCTGCTCAGTCAACCTTTGACCCTAGCCAATGGGCAACTGTTGGTAGCAACATGGGTAATACTCCGAGTGGTGGTTACGGTTACAAGCAGTACTACAGTCCTGAAGGTGTGCCTATGATGGTACTACTTATCAACGGTCTTCCTGCCCAGACTATTCCAGAGGGATACACCACAACTAAACCCCCAGAGGTTAAACCTGTAGGCTCTGCAGTACAACGCACAGGGCAAGACTCCCCAGGTTTTAGTGGTGGTGCGGATGGGTCTAGCAGTGGTTCTCTCTTTGATCCCCTTGGTAAACTAGACTTTGATGATCCGAGCTCTGTCTCTAAAGAGATTGGTAAACGTTTGTCAGGTGGTGCTGACTTTTCTGGCGCAGGTTCTGCTCTGGGTGGTCTTGGTGGAGCACTCGTTGGTGGTGGCATTAGTGCCTACGGTAAGTTCCGTGACCTTGCTGTAGCTAACGCTGCTCTTCGTGTTGCGGAGGATAGAGGAGACCTAGCCCTTGCCGAGGACTTGGCTGAGCAAATCCGAGCAACAGAACAAGACTTTGGATTGTCTGGTCTAGCTAAACCTGAGTGGTTCGATGGCTCTGAACTCTACGAGAACTACATGAAGAACAAAGGTATTAACCCTGAGACAGGTGAGCCTTTGAAAGCTTCTGAACGTGCAGCTCGATTTACCCCGGGTGCAAGCACGGGTGAAGGTAGTCGGACTACACCTGGAACAGGTTCCCGTAGTAGCGCTACATCCGCAGGTTCCCTTGGCAGTACGTCGTCTAACTCAGGAGAACCTAGAAGCACAGCAGGACCTAGAAGCAGCGGAACCTTTGCCTCTCAAACCCAAGCGGTTAGGGAAGCAGGTATGTCCCAACCGTCTGGCGGTATGTCCGGTAGGCAGATGACTGCTGGTTCTGAGGTAGGTTCAGGTCCGGGTGGAAGCGATTACGCTGGCCCAATGAATAAAGGCGGGTTGGTCACTCGTCGTTATAAGAAGTAAACTTACTGACCATAAGGCCACCCGCTAAAAGCGGCCCCAAAGGAGAAACAAATGGCTGATACTGTCGTGGAAACACACTCACCTAAGTCTGTAATGATTAACCCCAACTACAGCAACCGTAAGAATCGTCAACGTATTGAAGACGACGAGAAAGAACTTGAAGCGTTGATGAAGAACGTTCCAGAGGATGAGGAAGAAACAACAGAAGGAACCTCAGAGGTTGAAGAAGAAGTTGTTGTAGAGGAAGAAGAATCTAGTGAGGGTCTTTCCAAAGAGGAACAGACTTTTAAGAAACGGTATGGAGACCTTCGTCGTCACCAAGCTAAGAAAGAAAAAGAGTGGGAAGAAAAGATTGCTGCTCTTGAGAATAAAGACACTAAGGGTTTTGCACCTCCAGCATCAGACGAAAGTCTAGAGGCGTGGGCTAAGAAGTACCCAGACGTAGCCGGTATCGTTGAGACAATCGCCAAGAAGAAAGCCGAGGAGATGTACGCTAAGACATCCGAGCGGTTTAAAGACCTCGATGAACTTACGTATGAAACTAAACGTACTAAAGCGGAGACAGAGATTCGTAAGGCACACACTGACTTCGATACTCTGAAGACTTCTGATTCATTCCACGACTGGGCAGACAAACAACCCGAGTGGGTAAAGGGTGCTCTCTATGATAACGAGGATGATGCTAAGTCTGTTATCCGTGTTATTGATCTTTACAAGTCAGACAATGGTCTAAACCCAGCGGCTAAGAAAGCTAAGGCTAAAGATGCTGCAGCAGATGTTAAGACTAAAGGATCACCTAAGATCAACGCTGATGGCTCTGGTAAGAAATTCCGAGAGTCACAGTTGCTCCAGATGTCTGACGCAGAGTTTGAAAAGAACTATGACAGCATTATGGAAGCACAAAAGAATGGCGACTTTATCTACGACATTACCAAAAGATAAGTTGACAATTAGAAACCACTAAGTATAACTAAGGGTATTGCAACTGAAGCCCCAGTAGGACTACCTTCTAAAGCAATACCCTTATAACAAACCCCAGGTATCTACCTGGATCAAATAGCTACAAGTAACAAAAGCTCACCTGTTGATCTGGCCCTCTTAGAGAACACCCAGCAGAGACAGCCCTTTGTGTTCAGTGTACAGCTATTGTCAAAAACTCTAGCCATACATACCTTACAAGGAGAAACCAAATGGCGTTTAATGCAGAAGCAGGGTGGGGCAACCTCCCAAACGGTAACTTTAGTTCCGTAATCTATTCTAAGAAAGTACAACTTGCTTTCCGTAAGTCCACTGTTGTTGGTGACATCACTAACAGTGACTACTTCGGTGAGATTGCGTCTCAAGGTGATACAGTGCGTATTATCAAAGAGCCTGAAATCTCCGTGAGCGAGTACAAGCGTGGCACACAGGTGTCTGCTCAAGACCTCGACGACGAAGACTTCTCTCTGGTCATTGACAAAGCTAACTACTTTGCTTTCAAGACTGACGACATTGAGAATGCTCACTCCCACGTTAACTTCATGGACTTGGCAACAAACCGTGCGGCTTATCGTTTGGCTGATAACCACGACCAGGAAGTCCTTGGCTACCTTTCGGGTTACGCTCAAACCACTGAGCACACCAATGCTGATACTGTGAACACAACTGTTAACGGTACTAAGGCTGTCTCTACCGCAGGTTCTGACGAACTGCTTACCTCCATGAAGCTGATCAAAGGTTCATTCGGTAACATCACGACTTCATCCGCTGGTGACCACTCGATCCCAGTTGCTGCTCGTCTCCCTGGTGCTACTGCTCTGCCTACAGCTTACGCTTCCCCTGTTATGGTTATCAACCGTATGGGTCGCTTGATGGACCAGCAGAACGTAGAGAAGCAAGGTCGTTGGTTGGTTATTGATCCAGTGATGATGGAAGTTCTCATGGATGAAGACTCGCGCTTCCTCAATGCAGACTTCGGTGATGCTGGTGCTCTGCGTAACGGTCTGGCTCTTAGCAACTGGAACGGCTTCCGTGTCTATGTCTCTAACAACCTCCCCGCTGTTGGTGGTGGTGCCGGTACTACTGGTACAGCTAACCAGAACACAGACTACGGTGTGATTGTTGCGGGCCATGACTCTGCTGTTGCTACCGCTGAGCAGATCAACAAGACAGAAACCTATCGTGACCCTGATTCCTTCGCGGATATTGTTCGTGGTATGCACCTGTACGGCCGTAAGATTCTGAAGCCAGAAGCTATTGTGACTGCAAAATATAACCTTGCTTAATAGGTAAAACCAGTGTATACTTTAGGTTTAATTACCTGGAGTATACACTGGATGTCTAAACTTAAACTACCTAAAGAACATCCTTACTACAATGGTCGTACCTGTACTGCTTGTGGAGAGTTTAAATCTTCCAAGGAATACTCTCTAGAACGGGACAGCCGCACTTTAACCGGTGTTGCTATGAGGTCTAAGTGTAAATCTTGTAATGAGTTCGTAAAGTATAAGTCTTTTATTAAGCGTCGATACGGAATTACTTACGAGGAGTACGAGAGTTTACTCGAAGAACAAAACTTTTGCTGTGCTATCTGTAAAGAAAAACACAGTAACAGTGTAAGAACTTCAGGTAAACTCTTTGTAGATCACTGTCATTCTACTGGGAAGGTCAGGGGTCTACTTTGTTCTAGGTGTAATCACGGTTTAGGTCAGTTTGATGACGACACAGATAAACTCACAGAAGCTATAAAATATCTTAGGAAAGGAAACTAGATCATGGCTAAAGCTACCTCCCTTCAGTCTAAAGCCTATATGGTGGAAAAGACTGTTAACCTTGGTACTGCTTCCGGCACAGTTGCTGGTCCCGCAGTACCCGCAGGAACCCTGGTTCTTGCTGCTGGTGTCACCCTTGTAGACGCGGTGGAAGATATCACTACGTTTACAGTTGCTGTTGCTGACGATACCACTACCTTCATGGCTGCTACTTCGGTAGACGCTGGGTCGGCTGGTGATATCAAGTTCGGTTCACAGACTCTGGGTGTTACTGCTGCAGACACCATTGACGCCGTAACGGTTATCTCTGGTACAACTGCAGGTTCCTCTGCCCGTGTCTGGGCTATCGTTGTTGACATTAACGAGGCGACTCGTGGTGCCGATGAAGTAGACCGCGACACACTGGCTTAAGAAACCTAAGGGGACCGCTCTTGTATCCACAGGAGTGGTCCCTTTTTTATTTGACCTTTGAACAGACTACAAGTATAATACGTTAAAGGAGTTCTTACAGATGAGCTATAACTATCTAGGTCTCGTTAACGATGTTTGTGGTCGTGTCAATGAGACTCCACTCACCGCCTCTACCTTTAGTAATGCTCAAGGTTTTTACTCCACAGCTAAAGAGGCGATTAACAGTTCTATACGGGACCTTAACCAACAAACGTTTCAATGGCCTTTTAATCATAAGGACTATAACGAAACTCTTGTGGTAGGTACTAACCGATACTCTTATCAGTCTGACACTAAGTACGTAGACTTTGATACCTTTAGAATCCAACGAGATGATACTCTTGGTAACGAGACTGTGCCCCTTAGAGTTATGGACTACGACGAGTACGTTCAAAGGTTTATCGACACGGAGTACAACACAGATACCAGCGTCTTAAACACCCCCCGATATGTCTTTAGAGCTCCAAACCAAGAGTATGGTTTGTATCCTTCACCAGATAAAGCTTACACGCTGAGCTATGAATACTATAGCCTTCCTGTTGATTTGGCTACAAGTACTGATGTACCTTCGGTACCTGTATCTTTTAGACACCTGATTACAGACGGAGCAATGTACTACGTGTACTTCTTTAGAGGTGACACAGAGGCTGCAGATAGGTTCCAAGCCAAGTTTAAAGACGGTATAGAAAAGATGCGAATCATCTATATCAATAACGACTATGAATACGTAAGAGACACACGGATACTTCGTGGTGGGATTTACGGATCAAATGTACTGAGAGTTGATTAATGCCTACACGCTGGGAAACTTTTCCTGTTGAGCTCAAAGGTGGTCTTGTTTCTAATGTCTCAAGACTGCAGCAAGGTTTGAAAGAACCGGGTTCAGCAAGACTGCTGGAAAACTTTGAGCCATCCGTAAAGGGTGGCTATCGGCGTATTAACGGGTACACAAAGTTTGACTCTAACCCTATACCATTCTATGGGCAGGTACTGGTGCAAGGAGGTTCTCAAACAGGAACAACCCTTGATATAGCGAATGTGCATTCAGTAATGGCTGATGGTGATACGTTTTCTATTGAAGGTGTATCCGGTGTGTATTCTATCGTAAGCTCTAGCTACAACAATGCCACTAAGAACGCAACACTTACGATCACCCCTGCCCTAGCAACCAGCCCAGCGGATAAAGCTGAAGTAACCTTTATTACAGGTACATCTCGTGTTGAAGGTGTCTACTACTCCAGTGGAACAAACTGCTGCTTTGCCCTTAGAGGTGAATCTATCTGGAGAAGCACAGGGTCTGGTTGGACTCTCGTTAATGTACCTGACTATGGGGACACAACTGTTAACGGTGGGTCTAATACAGGGACTGAGCTAGCTATAAAAGACTTAGACTCTGTAGATTATCTACCCCAAGCTGGTGATGTCTTTCAAATAGCCGGTGTTGCTAAAGTATACACCGTGTTGTCCATTGTGTCTTCTACAGGCTCCTCTGCTACCCTTGAGATTTCTCCTGCCTTAGCGACAAGCCCTGCAAACAACGCTGTAGTTACATTCATCAGTAGCTCACACTCCGGGGGCACTAAAGCCAGGTTCACAGAGATTAACTTTGATGGCACCTTTAAGGTTGTAATGGTAGACAACCAGAATAACCCAGTGTTGATGACAGACACAACTTATAAAACTATAGTCGGCTTCTCGGATATTACCGGGGCCTCTCTTGTAGAGGAGTTTAAAAACCACCTGTTCTTTGCTAAAGGTGACCTGGTGGCTTATAGCGCACCTTTCAGTCCTGAGGACTTTGACCCTGCTAATGGCGCAGGAAGCTACCGCTTGCTTTCTACTTGCAACGGATTAATCACCTTCAGAGAACAACTGATTAACCTCTCAGAGTCTGACATTAAGCGTCTTAATGGCTCTAGCTCT